TTTGTAGATTTTTTAATAAATAAAGATTGTGAATCAAAAGCACCACCAAATGAAGATGATGGGTAACCTGTTGTTTTAAATCTAAATCCTAAACCATCAGGTACTATTTGTTCAGCTCCTAAATTAGCAGCCGTTATAGTAAAAGTAGAAGTACCACTCCAACCAGATCCAAGTTGTGGATCAGTTAAATTATTTATTTGAGTTCCTGTTATTGTTATTACAGAACCAACCTTATACCCTCCTGAGTCACCTTGTGTTAATATTACTTTTGTAACATTACCTCCTGCTGCTGTTATAGTTAATGTACCTCCACTTCCTCCACCTGTTACAGTAAATTGAGTATCAATGCCATATGAATTTGAAACACCATTACTACCCCCAGTTATAGGACCACCTACAGCTGCTATTTCAGAAGTTGATAATAGTTGGTTATGTGAATGTATATAATTTCTATATAAAGGTTGCCAAGGTATTCTTACAGATGAACTTGCATAGTTAGTGTTTGGTGGAACTGGTGAATATGCATAACTGTATCTTTGATACCATAAATCATAATCATCTTCCTCATCTTTATTTTTACCCCCAAATTCATTTATTCTTAATATAGTATTTGGTATACCCCAAATATTAATTAGTTGTCTTAATCCAGAAACTGTACCTTTCTTTTTAACAAGATAAGACATATTATGGTAAAGACGTTTAAATATTTCTTTACTTACTTTATCCATTGGATAAGGAAAACCTGCGGCTTTTTCAACATCAACATAATCTAGGTCAGTATAACTATCTTCCCAATAATTTATTACTCCTCCTGGTCCATTAACTGCTATTTGATGAGATATCATTTCACTTCCTGTTGGTGGTAAAAGATCACCATTATCACTACCAATTAATCCGAAAAAATTATCTTGATTATTATAATTATTTCCAAATCCTGTATATCCTAAAGATGTAATAACATCATCAGCTAATTGTAAAGGAATACCTTTATCAAGTTGATTTGTAGTGTTAGATTTTTCGGCAACTGCTTTAGTATATAACCACACTTCATCAAAAGATTGACCTACCATATTGGTAAATTCTAAATAATTATCATTATTATTATTTTCTTTTATAAATTCTGGTATTGTATAATATAACCAATTTTGATTATCACCATCAAATAAAGAACCTGATTTTTCAGCTGCTGCTATCCAATTATTAGCTAGTAAAGATTGTGTGGGTAATAACTCAAAAGGAAAAGTTGATCCTGTTTTTGGATAAGCATCTGATCCTGTAGAATAATATTGATAGTATTCAAATCCAGAAAATGCTGTTATTTCATGTTGTATTTTTGTAAATATACTAGCTATACTTTCTGATACAAAAACATTTCCTACATTGGATGCTGTAGTTCTAGATATAATATTTAAATCTGCTTCATATGTTTGTATTCTACTTACTTTTTCTATAAAATTACTTACTTGAGATTTTGCTGATGAAAAATTTACAAATTCACCAAATGAAGCAGTTGTATAATTAGGTGTTATTTGTACTCCTCTTTGATTTAATACATTTAAAAGTTGATCTTTTGACCCTGTTGATTTAGTGCCTAATAATTCTGTTTTATTTTTATTAATAGAGGAATTATTGACAAAATCATTTATTTTTAAATTTGAATTAGGACCTTTTAATCTTATTATATTATCACTATCTTTAAAATCATTTTCAAAATTAACTAAATATGCTTTTGATTCTGCTGTTTTAGTAGCAACATATAATTCATCTAGTAAGCCATATTTAGATGGTAAAGGATCATATAATTTTATTAATATTGAAGCTTGACCAATAGCATTTGATGCTTGTACTGGGCCTGTATTAGTTTCTTGATTTATAACACTATCATCATATTTTGCATTTACACCGATATGATATTCATTATTACCAAATGAAATATAAATTTCATCAAAAAATTGGGGGTTAGCGATATTATTTTTTAAAGCTACAATTGTAGACTTCATTGTTCTTGTAGGAATAAAATTAGATTTTAATCTTATCTCTGTTCTATCTGAAGAAATTTCTGCTAAATAATATGGAACTCCTATACTTGAACCTAATTCAAGATTTACAAAATTATAAACAGCATACATTTTACCAAATGTAAAACCAGCTCTTACTACATCACTTTCTGGAGTTAAATTTATAGTTGTTGTTTTAACTGATTTTACTCCTGTTTTGGGATCTGTTACAAATATTGGTTTAGGATTATTTGGTACAGTTAACCCAGCATAATTATAATCTGATGTTATTAATGTTTTATTAGCATCATATACATAAAATTCACAATTATTAACTCCAGGAGTAAATGAACCTTGATAATCTTTACTTTCTATTAATGTTTGATTACTTAATTCATAACCATCTGTAAATAAAGTAGTTGGATCTATTACTTCTAATGAAGATGAATATGTAAGTATGCTGTTTTTATATTCCATTATCCTTGTAAGTTTGAATTTATCTCAGCATTTGCCTCAGCATTAAGAAAGGCTGATTCTAGATTTTTAATTTGATTTGACATATCTGCTATTAAGGCTATATTTTGTTCTCTTAAATCATCAATTTCAGCTAATAAGGCATCTATTTCTTCTTGTTGTGCTACAAATTGAGTATATTTTGTACTTTCTAATATTAAAAACTCATGTGAGTTTACATCACCTTCTTTTGGTATTTGATAAAATAGTGTTTGGTATATAGTAAAAAAATCTCCTACGGTAGCCAAGCTTGGATCAAAAGTACTTACATCCTTAGTAGTTACCCCTAATTCATTAAATGAGGTATCAATAGTATCATAGAATTGTTTTTTATTAAAAGCTTCTTTTCTTAAATTCGACTCTGTTCCTAATAAAGGAGTTAATGGAATTTTAGAATATTCTTGGAAACTAATATAACCACTATTATTTGAGCTATTACGATCTCTTGACTGACCTGATACATACCCACGTCCAGAAGTTGGACTATTTGGATTATTTGTTACTGGGATTGTTGGTCCAGATGATATTGGTTGTAAAGGAGATACAGATGTATTCCCACCAATATTATTATTTAATATTGGAGTACCATTCAAGAAATTTACATATCCTAATACTGCCATTATCCATTAATTACTTTAAACATTATATCTTCATCAAATACTTTTACTGTACCACCTACTGTGGATTTAATCAATATAGTATAATATCTTTCTGGTTCCAATCCTGCCATCTCTACATCAAAATAACTAGATACGTTATCTGCACTTATTTTAGTGTATGGGTCTGAAAATGGAACTACGTACTCATTTGTATCTGTATCTTTAATAGCATAAAATGATGAGGTATATGGTAAGTAATGGTTATTAGTATATAACGAAGCCGTTTGAAATACTACATCGGGGTATTTAGGTATTGCTGATATTCTTAATCTAGGTACACTTTCTGAATAATATGTACCAGCATTGTTATAAATGTTAACAAATGATTCTTGTGTAGCTAGTACTGATTGTTTAACTGATCCTGTAGCAAAGCAATAATCATTCCACATTAAATTTAATGCTGGTGGGTATATTGTATTTGTATCTATTGAAAAATATCTAAATGTAGCTTGAAGGTTTTTATTATTAACAAATTCTTTTGAACTTGATTGTTTAACTAAAAACCCATTATTTGGAAACCCTTTAGTATTTGATGCTAATGAATTAGTATACCAAGTTTTTATTGTATCCGTTACATCTATATTAAGATCAATTCCTTGACCATATGAAAATACTTTTTCTTGTATTACATCTAATCCTACATTTGATCCTGTATACCAATTTCCCCCACCTGCTGCTGATCCTGAAAATGATGCTTCTGAAAATGATCCAAATCCTGTTACTGTAGTAACTTTAAATTTTAAATCAGTTGAAACTGTTCCTATTGCTCCACCTGTTAAAACTGCAGCTGCGATTGTAATAGTATCTCCTGGTATATATCCTGTTCCAGCTGTAGTACAAGTTACTGTTGTAATAGTAAATGCACCTCCTGTGGTTGTGATTGTAAATAATGCTCCTGTTCCTCCTCTACTTCCATTTCCTGCTTTGCCTGTTAATGAACCAACTGCCGTACCTACTGTTGTTGATATTATTTGTTGAGTTGATGCTACTTTTATAGGTCCTGATGTTGCCCATTTTTCTGCTAAATCAGCAACTGATCCTGAATAATTTCTAAATGTCCAACTTACACCATCTGTTGTTTGTGGTACATTATAATATTTTCCTGTTCCCATATTCCAACTTCCCGAAACTGGGTATACTTTTAATGTTTGATCCATTCCTAAACCTGTAACTACAGCAGCATAATTGTCCATTGTAATTTTATGTTCTACAGGTCCAAAACTATCTGAATTATCTCCTGCATTTACTTTATCTAATTCAAAATAATAATCATCTGAACCATGAAATGATTGTGAAGGAATATATAATCTATCTGAGAATTTATATCCTTTACCTCTTGATAATTTAGGATCATAATTTGCAGCTAAAGTAACAATTGGAAATACACCCCAATCATCATCTAATTGCCCAAATCCATTATTAAATGAAACATCATTATTTGCTACATCAGCAGTTATATTACTTGCTCTTAAAGTAAGTGTTAATACACCTACAGCACCCACAAAACCAGCTGCTATTAAATTAGCTTGTGGTATTGTTATTATATTATCAACTACATATTGTTGACCTTGACCAAGACTTGGAATTGTAGCTGCTTGTAAATTACCAGCTCCATCACCAGTTAATGTTACAGCTCCACCATTACCGATTTGTTGTGTACCACCCGTTACAGTAACATTTGCTCCACTTAAATCAATTTCTTTAGCTCCTGTTGCATTACCTATTGCTGTTTTTGCTGCTCCCCCAGTTTGTGCTAAAACATTTTGACCTGCAACTAACCCACCTGATTCAAGTTGTATTCCTGCAGCTATTAAATCTGCAGCTAAAACAGCCATTGTTGCTGCATTAGAATCACCATAAGAAGGAAGAGCACCTTCAGTTGTATCTGATCCAAACAATTCAGCACCTGAAGTTAATGCTGTTGTGCCTACAAAGGCATCTTCAAATCTATTATTTTTAACTACAAGTGTTACAGTTGCACCTTGTGTATCTGCTACTAAATTACCTGTTGCGCCTCTATTAAATGCAAATGGACCATAATTACCGTCTGGAGCTGTCATATTACAACCATTATCAGCTGGTTGACCACCTGCATTGCTTGTTGCTATTGATGCACTTAAACTAACACCTGGTTTAAAATATGATGCACCTGTTGCTAAATAAAGCTGTAAACCTGTTCCACTTCCACCTGCATATACTGGTTCATTTGGATTTTGGCTACCTGAATATAATGGTTCTACTATAGTGTCAAATTTATTTCTTGAACTTGTTGGGTATGATAATCCTTTAGTTTCAAATCTTTGATATGATTCTGGTCTTACTAAGTATGGATCTTGAAGTACCATTACACCAGCTGTTGTACCTATAACTGAACCTGATACACTAGAAGTAACCCAAGTATTAATTTCATCTTGAGAAAATTCAAGTAAATATCTACTAACTTGAGGAATATCTTGTGATAATAATGTAGTAGCTTCTAACATTTCATCTAACCCTGTATTCATACTTTGGGATAGAGTATACATTGAAGCATCTTTTGTAGGGAATATTTTTCTATTTGCCATTTTTTAATTTATTATATTGCTACTACTCTACCTATTATATCTTGATCAGGATATTTTACTTCAAACACCATTGGGTCTATAGATGGATATATTACTTCATCTATAGTTGAAGCATTTATATCATATGAAAAATTACTATATCCTAAACTTTCACCAGTTAAATTATTTACTACTATATTTTTTACTATTTGTACTCCTTGTACTTTACTTAATAAAATAAATATATTTTTTAATATAATTGGTTCATTTATTTGCCAATTATCTATAGCAAAATAAGATTGTAAAGAATCTATACAATTAGTTATTACTTCATTATTATTAAAATTAGGATTAACTACTATATTAAAATTAACTTGAATATTAATTATGTAAGCATCTTTTATATCAATAGAATCATTAATCATTCTATACTCTGATAGATATGTTTGTAGATTTCTTTTTAATGTATCAGAAGCAGTTCTTAATTGTTTATTAGAATTATAAGATAAAATATATAAACATAATACTGATGGTAATTCACCGGATGAATAATCTCCTATTTTTTGTGGTTGAGCATGTGCTTTAGATATAACTCCTAAATTAGAAGGCATTGATAAAGCTCTAACTAAATAATCTTGTGTAGTTACTACTCTTAATTGGTTTTGAAAATTACCTAAAGAATTTTGTCTTAATTCTTCAATTGTATCTCCATCACCCCCACCATCAGCTGCTAAAGGATTATTTGAAGTTAATGAATTAAAAATTTGATTTGCTAAAGCATTAGTTACAGTTGGTGTTGTTATAATTGGTTGGTTTACAAATGCAGCAGTAGAAGTATCTAACCCTGTTAATGTTCCAGCTTCTACATTAGCAGAAGCTCCTCCTCCTGTTAAATATCTTACTGTTAAAGTAGTACTATATGGCGCAATCCCATAAGTATTTGTAAATACAAAATTTGTAGGTGAAAATGCTGTTGTTAATTTATTTTGTTCAAATGGTAAACCTAAACCTACATTATCAGGATTAGGTATTATTTCTTCTGTTGTTGATCTAGTACTACCAGCTCCAAATTGCATTTGTAATGAACCAGAATCTATAAAACGAGCAGCAAATCTTCTTTGTACTGTTTTTAATTCTAACAAATAAGGTACTTCAGGATCACTAAAAAAGTTAGGATCATTTGTATTAGTATTCCTTATTGAGTTATATACATTTTCTTGAGCTAAATTAGGTACTTCATACCATTGATTCCCATTACTATCAAATACATCTAAAATACCTATTATATTTTCAGCATTTATATTTACAGTATCAAATTTTATAGCATTTCCAAATGTAAAATCAACTGTTTTAATAGTAGCAGATGTTGCTTTTCTTGTCTTTTTTAATAAATAATATGTTGGGTTACCTGCTGCTATTTGATATACAGATACTGTGGTGGGATCAAGTGAACTGGATGCTGAAAAATCAATTGCATCTCCTACTAAAAAATTAATGTTATTTTCTGTGTTAGTTGATACATTATTATTTTCAGGTATTAATAAAGCATAACTATAATCTGGGATAGAAACACTAGCACTTACTATAGCTGGGACTTGTTGGTAATAATCAATAAAAGTAGATGCTACACTAGTTACTTTAGGTACATAACCCATTGAGTAAGCTAAAGAAAATAAATTTTGAGTTTGTCTTGCTTTTTGTATAAATGTTTCTTGGATTTGATTATCTAAGTAAAAAGATAAAACATCACCTACATAAGCAGCCATTTCCATAAATAACATACCTGTAGATGTTGGGGTAAAATCATTAAATGTTTGTGGGAAATATGTTTTAGAATACTGAATTAGTTGATTTCTAATTGAATTAAAATCTCTATCAGTATATCTTATGTCTCTATCTAAATTAGCCATTATTGTAATTCTATGTTAATCAAATCTTCAGTACCAAAATTTTCTATTTGGTAAGTTAAAATGAAATTAATTGTATTTCTGTCTTCTTGATTGTTAAATTCTAATTGTTTTACAACTATATTAGGAAAAAATCTAATTATATCGTTTTGGATTCTTACTGTTAAGTCATTTTGTGATGATTCTAATATATTTTCAAATAATAAATTTCTTAAATCACCACCAAAATTAGGTCTAAATACTCTTTCTCCTTTATTAGTTAATAAATAATTTATTAAATTAGCTTTAGTTTGTTCTCTTGTAGTAAATGTTGGAATAAATACAGCTGGTCCATCTAAGGGAAAACCAAATCCTACCGCTATACTAGGGGTAAGATCAATTGGAAATCTACTCTGTATTATTCTTGCCATTATTTTTTATTTACTACCCATTAGACCTGCTATTTGACTCATATCAACTTCTCCTGCAGGTAAAGTACCATTTGCTACATCCATTCCTGCTTGAGGTTGAAATTGTTGTACACTATTAGTATTAAAAGCTGCTGTATCACCTAATATATTTTCATATGCAGATCTTTTAGCTTCTGCGGTCATTGTTGGTGTTTGAGGCATTACTGGTGCTTGGCTTTCCATTACTGGTGTTGCGTAAGTTGGTTGAGTTATAACTTTTGGAGTTTTAACAGCTTCCAATAAAATTTCCTTCAATTCTTCTTGAATAGCCTCTCTAACGGCTTCTTTTATTATTGTTTTTAATGCTGATGTCTTCATTTTATTTATAAATATTAAATTAGTTTATTTTTATATAATTTTTACTGTAAATTTTGTAAAATTCGTTGGATAATTTTCTTCTGCACCCCCGGATAATGGTATACTATTAATTATTTCTAGGCTATATGTATATGTTCCTAATAATTCTAAACTACCTACTATGCTTTTTAATGTCTCTTCTCTACTTGCTGTTTGTGTAGCTTCTAATGCTATAACAATATCTTCATTGTCAATTGATACTGAAGATGGTATAATAGGTATAGTAGATGGTCCTCCAACCCATGCTCCACCATTATAGTCTGGTGAATTAGATAAATTAAATAAAGAATTATATAAACCAGTTATTTGTTCTCCGAAAATTTTCATCATACCTAATGTAGCTGCCTTATTATCATATTTAGTATCACCAAACCTTCCTTCACCATAAGCATTTTTTCTAGCAGCATAGTACCAGTTCATATTACCTAAATCAATTTCTAGTCTATTTAGATAAACTACCCTATACCAAAATGCATATGTTTGATCAGTACCTTCATATGCAGTACTAATTATAAACCTATCACCAGCTGGATAGCTATTTGTTGAAATAAATGAAATCAAATTGGTGGTATCTACACTTGCATTCCCGGTTAATTCATCTGGTAAACCTCCTAGACCTTGTAATAGCTTTTTACTAAGTAAAAGAGCATCTTCATTATAGAGTATAGGTTTTGTTCTACTATATAAAAGGTCTACTAATTCAAGTGTTTGAGGGTTTCGTGTGTTTATAAGTTTTGGTTCTGTTGGATTTTCAACATAATATGCTTCATATAAAAACTTTAATGTATCGAGGTAACTAAGACCTGAAACTTTGTCTGATGAAAGATCTTCTCTAAGACCAGAATTGGGTAGATCTTGAATATTAAATAGGCTTGGACCAGTAAATAATTCATTTAGTGTTTTTAATGTTTCTAAATTTTTAGTACCATATATACCAACCCAATCATCAATGGCTGATTGAGTTAAAGATGTAGAATCAGAAAAAAACTCTCCAATTCTACCCGTAAATGGGTTTATATTATCTTGTATTGCAAATGATCTTTTTATAGTTAATAAAGCTTCAGTAAACCCTTCAGTTGTGCCTGGTGAACCTGACCCACCATATGTAGTCATTTCTATTTGTACCGGTTTATTTACTTGAATTGTTCCTGTTTGTATATATGATGTAATATCAAGGCTTTGAACTCCTGAAAATGAACTACTATCAACTAAAGCGTTAGCTCCATATTCTATATCAGTTGGGGAATTATTTAAATTAACGCTAGTTCCTCCATATACTAAAAATGTTGGTAGATATTGATAATTTTGGCTAGAAAGGGCCTCTAAAATTTGGTTATAATCACCAAAAAAACCATTTTGTTCACCAAATTGAATTAATTCTTCTTCAGATAATGCCGTAAGATCAAATACTTCTCCTTCTAAAACAATATTATTTCTAAATGCTGGTGCTTCCCAAATCGTTATATCTCCTGTATAAACATCAACTGCATATTTACCTTCTAAAACTAACACATTTATATCTGAGGCATAAGAAAATGATTCTGGTACTAAATCTGGATTAGTTGTTTTATTAATATTATAAATAATTACTTTACTACCATATCCACTTAACCCATCATTTACTCCTACTGAGTTTTCTCTTACCATTCTTATTCTTCTTGAAGGAAATGTAAATGTATTGTTAGGGTCATATTCTAATATAAATCGAAAATTTTTATAATAAAAAGGATCAACAGCATTTGGGGTTAAACGTTCTTCTAAAACATTACCTAATTCAGTAGTAAAAGGATCAAGAGTTCCTAATTGACCTATAATATTTCCAAGTAATAAAGCTTTGTTAGCATCTATATCTGCTTGTGTTAAGAGGGGACATACATCCTGAAGGTCTACTACAGCTTTAACCATCCCTAATATATTTACAAAAGGATCAGTTACTGTACTTATTCTATTTAAGGGAATCGTAACACTACTAAGTAATCCTATTAATGTTGATGTAGCAGCTGGAATTAAGTTAACATTAGCTTGGGCTTTTTCTAAAAATTCTCCTAATGTTATTAAAGTAGAAGCAAAAGTATTAGGGACTGATAGAGGTACTCCTACACCCGGAGGTGCTGAAGTAGGTAATGCTAACAATTTTATAATTTGTACTATATCAGATAGAGCATTTATAGACTCAACAACAGGTTGTGTTTTTTCCTGTAATCCATTAATTGGTGTTTTAAGCTCAAGAATAGTTGCTTTTATTTTATTTGTAGCAGCATATATAGCTGTTACTTTATTTTCAGCAGAAGTAATTAGTCTTGTAGTTTCTTCTTTTTGTTGAATTGTCATTTGGGGCTGAGCACAAATAATTTCAGGGGTTAACAATTTAGTTGGATCAAATGATGGAGCTTCTCCTCTTAAAACTGAACGAATATCTATGGGTAATGTGTTTGGATCAATTCCTGCTTTTTCAATTAATCCTAGACCTAAATTAATTACTTCATTTTCCATAGCAGTAATTGCTCCTTTCATTCTAGATGAATTTTTTGCAATTGTTATTACTTGGCGTATTGCTACTTTATCTAAACCCATTATTTGCTAGTTGTTGTAGTTGATTTATAACGTTTAATATTATTTAACATATTAGCTGCAGATGAAGCTACACTAACTGCTGGTGGTATTAAAGCTAATACAGGTGGAGAAATTTTACCAGGAGCTCCTATTGGACTTTGTAAAGCCGTAGCTAATGAAGCTAAATCACTACATAATGTTTCAAAATCTCCTAAAAATTTGTTACCTAATATTATAGGTTCAGAAGCATTTTTATCACCTAAAGCTATACTTTTTGATTTTACAACTGTAGATTTAGTATCTATATTAACGCTGTTAATTGAATTTAAATTTATGGTCTTAAATGAACTTAATAAAATAGAATCTGTTTTTGAATTTAATAATAACCTTCCTGAGTTTAATATTATTTGTTCTCCATTATATTCATTTAAAGAAGTTGGGGGTGCAAAGTAAGATTCATAATTTAATGATGAACCTGATATAGGTATTAATTGAGTGGATGTTAAATAAATACTTGAGGCATCTGTATTTATGTCTTCTACTTGAGGTATCCAAGGTTTAGTATCTTCTTCATGTTGGCCATTTTTTAACATAATTATAGGATCTCCATCCGTCCCACTTTTAGACCATGGATTTGGTATTACACTTCCAGATATTGTAGACCCAAATCTTAATGATTGACCCCATCTACCTTCATACATAATATCCCCTTCATAAGGTTGTAAATTTCTTATATTTATTCTTTCATTGAAATCATCTCCTAAATCAATTTCAGTACTACCATCCGTAACTCTTCTTATAGTACCTCCTTCAGTTTTTTGATAGTCTCCAGCTTGGGCATTATCTCCTGTAGGATTAAAAATATTTTTAACTGTATCTGGTATAGCATTATGGTGAACACTACCCCATATATTAATGGGTTGAAAGTAGTAATAAACTGTACTGTTTACATTAGCTTGTACATTGTTACTAGGCAGTGATATTATATAAACTATTTCGTTTTCTACAGGTATGTGTGTTATATTAGGAAATAAGGGAAGTGCAAATGTATCTGTATTAAATTGAGGATTGGGATTAGGCCTAGTAATTGAATTAAAAAACAAACCTCCTATAGATTGATATTCACCATACCTTTTAAAAATTTCAGGATGTGTTTCCCCTTCAAGCATAACATAACGTACCCTAGCGGAAAAAATAGAAGTACCACTACCCTTTATATTATCGGCTACAGATCTTAAAAAACCAAAAATAGCTGATCTAGGCATTAATCTTCTTTTTTAATTTGAATTTTTTCCATTTCGGCTAATAATGCATCTTTTTCATCATCTGTTATACCTAACCCACCATCATCTCCTGAATTGTTAACTACTCTTTGTATAATAGTAGCCATTTTAATTAAAGCATCATCATTTTTTACCCCTATTTCCATATATTCTTTAATTAGTGGTACTATAAGGGTAGCATCACCTATTTCTTGTATTAATGGTTTTAATTCTGATATTAAAGCTGTTACTTGGTCTGATTTTTTCTTTTGGTTTATGTATATTTCTTCTAAAATATCCGAGAATTTTTTCTCCCCAAAAATAATTGAATCTAATTGGCTCATAATTTTGGTTATAAATATAAAAAAATTAAACCTTTGAGGTAGGATAGTACCCTTGTTCTAAGTAAAATAAATATTTTTCTTTAAAAATACCATATAAAATATTAGCAATTTTAGTAATTTTTGGAGTTTTAACATCAATCATTTCTCTAATATAAATATAAAGTGCTTTTTTATTAAAAACATCAATTGCATCTCTTTTTCTAAATAATTCTAATATGGCGTCTGCTATTCTAGCATCATTTCCCTTTGGAAAAATTTTATATATTTTTTCGGTACATTCATCAACATATTGATCTATAAAAATAGATAATTTATCTTCATATTTATATCCTTGATTAGACAATTCATCACCCTCAAATGGACCATCTATAACTTTATGTACACTTTCATCCATTTTTTGTGATGAAATAAAACCTGGTTCATTTGAATCTAAATTAGAGTAATTAGCTAAATCTGTTATTTGAATGTTTTTTATTTTTTTCCCATAATTTTTAGTATTATATACTATTAACCATCGTTTAACTATAGTTCCAAAGTAAGAATAGGCTTTAGCACCATTTTCAGGATTAAATAAATGTATTTTTGATAATAAAAATACCATTAATTCATGTTGTAAGTGTTCTAAATTTTCTACTTCTGTATAATAAAATTTAAATGTATGGATTATATTTTGAGTAAGCTTATAAAAAGGATAATGAATGTGGTCTTGATATATATCACTCCTTTCATCAGCATTTTTAATGGGATCTAAACTATTATATTTTACTATATTTGCTTCTGTTTCTTTAGAAAAATATACCCGTCCCTTTCTCTCTCTTTTATTTTTCTCAATTATATGATCCATTTATTCTTAGATTTTTTTAATATTAAAATCATTAAGAACTTCTTGTATTTGTTTAATTGTTTGGAAAAAATGTCCTACTTCATCATCACCTTCAAATGAACCCTTAATGTCTGTTTTTTTAATTTTGTCATCCGAAACCTCGATTACTCTAGATATATTATCTAAATATTTAAGATATCCTAATAAAATATCTTCTTGTTTTTCATTTTTGCTTAGTAGATTAATAGTCGTAAATCCTAAGACCACGACTACTATTGAAAGTATTATTATTGTTATTATCATAATTTGTCAAATAAATTTTTAAGTCCTTCGCTTTTAATTGTACCTAATGCTTTAGACTTAGTTGGTGTTTTTTTATTTGACTTCAATGTATAATTATTTTTTTGCTTATCCACACCATTTTTTAATGAAGGAAGCCATTCTTTTTCAAATTCAATTCTTGCAGCCATCATATCTGCATGATGTACTATATAAATTAAAGATGTTCGTGGTTTGGTTTCAACCATATAACTTTTAAAATATGGTTCATTAGCTGGGTCATATAAACCATCATGCAATTTGATTGCTAAATGTTCATTGTATGTTAATTTAATCCCTGCTTGAGATAATAAAAATAATGATCTATCTGGTACTGACATAAATGCAATTTTTTTATTAAATTGATACATCTCTCCCATATTTTTCTTTCTCCATTCATCTTTAGAAGGTATATGTGAATATTCAACACCATCACCCATTTTACCTAAATCATGATTAATAGCAGCGAATACTAATTCTTCTACGGTATATGTAGTAGTATCTGCTCCCATATTTCCCCACACACTATGTAGTTGAATAGCGCATTCTATAACACGATTAACGTGATCAATGTATCCCCCTGGGAATGCGTTATGATACGCTGTCTTATGCGAAGCAGGCATAAGTACCAATTCGTCCTGATGGTGGTTATAAAATTCTAATAATTGGTCCTTTCTATCCCCAGTAATATACTTATTAATATATCCTTGAAATGTTTCCCAATTTGATGATATTTTTTCTGCTGGTATGTTCATAACTTTTATTTATTTTTTATCCATTTCTTAATGGTGATCCTTCTCTTTCTAAAGTAGAAGTTAATTGATCTATTATTTCTTCTGTTTGATCTATTTTTTTAGTAAATTCATCAACGGGTTGTTGTGATTTTACCATTAACTTTAGATTTTTACATTGTCCTGTTAATCTATCTAATAGACGTGAAACAGTTTCTGGGTTGCGTAATGCCATAATTTGATTATTTTATATTTGTATTATTGAGTACCTCTTGTACCCATTATCCTTAATTCTCTCATCTCTCTATCTTCTCATCTCCTATTTCCTTAAACCTGTGTACCTAAGGTACCAAGAAAATCTGTGATATCCAAGCTATTTTTTAAATTTTAAGGATTTTTTCTTTATTTTAAGTAAGAATGCGCATCTTTCGTACAATTCATCTTGTTGGAAAAATAAAATTCCCATATCAAGAGCCAAATAAAATTCATCGTCAGAATAATGTTTAAGTGCGTCAATATAACCTTTATTTTTAATATCTACGTTAGATATATAAGACCAAGCTCTATTATATACAACGTACTCCCCAGCTTCTTTAATATCATTTATATCAAATTCCTGATTAGATTGTTTAAAAAAATTTAAAACTTTATTATTAAAATTTATGTGGTTTTGAATTAATTTTTTATACATACCTACATGAAAAATAGGTTTTGTTTTTAATTCATCAAGATTTGTAGCAGTTT